ACAAATATGTTATTGAGGATTCACGGATAACATCTATAGATTTTCCGCCTAAATCTTCAGACTGGCAATGTCATTTGTTTGGTTCCAAAAGAGGTCTTGTCTACACTCCTTTTGAAGGACAAGAACCTAATTGGTTCCATCGTAAGATGCAAGAGTTGATCTTAGGTTTTAAATGGAAAAAGGTAAAGTAATGACCAAAAATGTAATAGCACGAATGGACGAACTCATGAAGCCTATTGACAGGCAGATCATGATGTGCGATAATGTTGAAGACTTACTAATGTTGGCTTCCAACATGATGATTACCGCCAAGATGATCTATGTTCAGCAGCTTGGTGGTGAAGGTGCAAAACTCCTAATTCAAAAAATGGTGAATGAAATTGACGAACGAATCCTTCCTGTGGGTCGAGAAGTACCGCCCGAAGACTATTGCTGATTGTATTCTTCCTGATCGCTTGAAGAAGCCGTTTCAGGAATATGTAGAGAAGCAAGAAATTCCAAATCTCATGTTGACTGGTTCTGCGGGTGTCGGTAAGACAACCGTAGCAAAAGCCATGTGTGATGAGATTGGTATCAATCATCTATATATCAATGCCTCTGAAAATCGCGGTATTGATATGCTACGAACTACCATTCGTGGTTATGCTTCCACTGTATCTCTGACTGGTGGTAAGAAGGTAATCATTCTAGACGAAGCCGACTATATGACTCCAGACGCACAAGCAGCAATGCGTGGTGCTATCGAAGAGTTTTCTGCTAACTGTACATTCATCTTCACTTGTAACTTCAAGTCCAAGCTGATTGACGCTCTTCATTCTCGTTGTTCTGTCATCGACTTTGCTTTGAAGAATGATGAAAAGTCAAAGATGGCCATGCAGTTGATGAAGCGCATGGAAAATGTACTAACACTGGAAGGTATCACTTATGATAAGGCGGTTCTTGCGAAGATTATCGAAAAGTACTTCCCTGACTATCGCCGTACTCTTAATGAGCTACAGCGGTATAGTTCTTCTGGCACTTTGGATGCAGGCATCGTTGCACAACTCTCAGATGTTCGCAAAATTTCCGAGCTGGTTAAGTTTCTAAAGGACAAGAACTTCGGTGATATGCGAAAGTGGTGTGTAGCCAATTCTGATATTGAACCCGCACGTATCTATCGCAAGGTCTATGACAGTCTGTATGAGTATTTCAAGCCCGAGAGTATTCCGCAAGCTGTTGTGATTATCTCAAAATATCAATATCAGGCTGCATTTGTTGCTGACCAAGAAATCAATCTAGTAGCATGTCTAACTGAACTTATGGTGGATTGCGAGTATATGTAATGATACTTCATAATATGGAAATGCTTCCTTGGGTTAGAATGTCGGACATTGATCTTTTCAATCGAGTCTTTTTTGGCGCATATGCCTTTACAAAACCTCTTGATAAAAAGCCCAGCGATAGAATTTTCCCTTTTGAGATTGAAGATACAATCTATGCTGGTCGTGCTGGATATGCTAACAACGATTTTTTTTATGATAGAAAAAATCATAATGAAGAAACTGGTAAATCTAATTTTACCAAGTACACAAGAATTCATAGAAGATTGAAAGAGCACAAACACAACATTAAAAATAAAAATCAAACTATTGATAGAGGAACGTCTTATAAAGTCTTTCACGAAAACTATGGTTGGGGTGAAGATGTTACAGACAACGTTTACGTTACCGTATTGATTCCTAGAAAAGCTATTCCAGATTTTCGTGTCAAAGTATGGACTCATTTGATGGAAAATTTTATCATTGATCAATACGCAGAGAATTTTGGACGCATTCCTGAGATGAACATTGATCATAGATTGGATATGGTATCAGGTAATTACGACGAGACAAGTGCTGCTTATCAGGAAAAGCTTAGGGTTCAACAATCAAATCTGAGTAATTTTTTCAATGACTGATCTTTTTAAAGACATTATACCTTCTATCCAACAGACTAAGAAGGTAGTAATAACTACTGAGAACGAGCGGGACTATGTCCCGTTCGTCGTTAACCGTTCCATATCNTTCCACCTGGATATGGTAATGGCCGCNAANCAGATGAATATGCTNCCATCTACCGATAATCTCCTACAATATCACTATCTGCTAAATACNGTAAGAGCCTATAAAAGGCCTTTCCAGAAATGGCAAAAGCGTGATANTGTAGAGAATTTGGAAGCGGTGAAAGANTTTTATAACTATTCCAACGAGAAGGCTAAAGAGGCCTTGTCATTATTGTCTGACACGCAGATACAAGAGATTAAGAAGATTTTAAATAAAGGTGGTTTGAATGTTAGACATAAACGAACTAGTGGAGGTAACGCTACCTAACCCAGATAATTTTTTAAAGGTTCGTGAGACGCTATCGCGTATTGGAGTGGCCTCAAAGAAAGATAAAACGCTATATCAATCCTGTCATATACTACACAAGCAGGGTAGATATTACATCGTTCATTTTAAGCAATTATTTTTATTAGACGGGAAGCAGTCAGACTTCGTAGAAGATGACCGCGCCCGTCTTAATACTATTGCCAACCTACTGTCCGAGTGGGAACTGGTAAGTTTGGTAGATGAAAACAAAAGTGCAGTGCCTGTAGCTCCACTATCCCAAATCAAGATTATTTCTCATAAAGAAAAGACCGATTGGAATCTTGTGGCTAAATACAATATAGGTAAAAAGCGTAAGGAAGAATAGACTATGGCACAGTTCCGTAAAGATACTAATCAGTATTTAAACCAAGAAAAAACAATATTTGAAGTTGTTATGTTGGCTGATCAATATGGAAGTGTTATCGGTCCCGCTAATCCATCAGGCATGGCAGTTGATGCTTTTGGTAGAGCAAGAGTTTCACAGCCTATGACCCTGTTTGATTCGTTTCATCGATATCAGGATAATGGAAAAGTAGGTACTGCCAATTCTGCAGGCACGACTGTTACACATGACGCAAATTCTTCGTCTGTAGTATGTTCTGTAGGAACTGCAAATAACAATTATGTTTATCGTGAATCGAATCGCGTATTTGCTTATCAGCCAGGCAAATCATTACAAATCTTACAGACATTTGTTATGGCANCAGCACANACNGGACTAAGACAAAGATATGGATATTTCGATACAGAGAATGGTGTGTTTTTAGAACAAGACGGNCATAACATATATTTTGTTAGACGNTCAAAATCTAGCGGNACAGTNACNGAGACAAGAGTCGCGCAATCCAATTGGAACATAGACAGAGTTGATGGTTCAAATGTTCCTGGCAGTCCAGAAGGTAATCCTGCAGCAAATAAAAATCCATCTGGATATACTTTAGATTTNTCAAAATCTCAAATTCTATTCCATGANATTGAATGGTTAGGCGTAGGTTCAGTAAGAGCAGGGTTTGTTATTGACGGTAAGTTCATACACTGTCATACATGGAATCACGCAAACATTCTTGACAACACATACATGACTACAGCATGTTTGCCTATTCGCTGTGAAATACAAAATACAGCAGATACAGCAAACAATAGTAATCTTCGCATCATATGTACTTCTGTAATGTCCGAAGGTGGATACGAAATGCGTGGTAGACCAAAGACTATTGGTCAATTACCCAATACATCTTATACATTATCTACTGCTGGACGATTCTATCCTGTGGTTGCTATTAGATTGAAATCAGATAGAAAAGATGCTATAGTAGTTCCAAAGAATATTAGTGTCTTGGGACTTACAGGTAATGGAACAAGACTTGCTTATAGAGTTATAACAGGCGCAGAGATAACTGGCGGCACTTGGGTAGACGCAGGTAGTGATTCCGCTGTACAATATAATATAACAGGAACAGCACTTGCAAATGGAACATCACATATAAATGGTTATACATATGTGGCTCAGCAAGGCGGTTCTCCTGGTGAATTGAGCGACGGTCAATTCCAATTTCAGTTAGAGAGAAACAATTTTACAGGAACAAATACAACATTTGTTNTAGCNGTTGCAGGATATGGAGCAGGAGATACTTGTGTCGGCTCTATTGATTGGCAAGAAGTAACTTAATGACAACGGAGTATATCATGAATAGATTGAACATTTACAAGACAAATCCAAATGTAGTATTGCCAAAATTTGGTACCAAGCAAGCCGCTTGTTTTGATATTTCATTTCAGGCTGAAGGCAAAGCAACATATAGTGGATACAATTCTTTTAACGCACCATTCACAAGACCGTTGAGCAATGTTGGTGCTATTCGTATTATGCCAGGTGATCGTATCCTTGTTCCTACTGGATTGATCTTCGATATTCCAGAAGGTTACTCAGTTCGTATTCATCCGCGCTCAGGGCTATCTTATAAGCAGGGTCTTATTCTTGCTAATCTCGAGGCTGTAATCGATTCTGATTACATTCAAGAAACTTTTATTCTACTTACTAATCGTTCCGAAGTGGATCAGACGATAAATAATGGTGATAGAATTGCACAGGCCGAGCTTGTAAAGAAGGAAGAATATGTGCTTTGGGAAATTATGGAAGCGCCAACGCAAAAGACTGATCGAATCGGTGGTCTTGGCTCAACTGGCGTTGCTGTATTTGTACCAGAAGACATAAAGTTTGAACCAGTTGTTCTTAATGAACAAGTTCAACCAGAAGTCAAGCGCGGTAGAGGAAGACCAAGAAAGGTAGCATAGTGCCAGGCGCACACAGAGATACAGACGTAAGATTTTGCGGTGCCGAAACAAAAGTAACAGGACAAAATGCTGTCCTTGTTGATGGATTGTTGTGGGCCGTTGAAGGTGATAAAGACAATCATTGTGATGGAGGTGCTTTATCGGCTGTATATGGATCTATGTGTGTAGAAATAGGCGGCAAGAAAGTTATATGCGCTATGGGCGATACAGCAGGTAGTGATAAACAATTTTGTTATATCGAACATCCAGCAGGTTCTACTAATCCTTTAGGGCACTCATATAATGTTCTTGTATATGGTGGAGCTGCGGGTGGTGGTAGATGAGTTGGAACTTCAATGAGATCGTAAGATCCGGCAACTCTATGGCAAGACTGAAGAACTATTATCCCGATACAGGGCTAGTAGTTCTTTATGATATTAAAGGTGTATTTGAACCTGGCGATACGATTATTGGTGATGAATCAGGAACTATACTAACACTATCGGAGTTTACATTATCTTACGACTATGATCTTTATTATGAGCCTGAATACTGGCAACAAGTATTGCCGATTGTTATATATGATGGAAACGGACAAATCGTGGCAGAAGACTATCACTTCACTGGTCTACCCAGCCAAGATTATCAAACAACATATTTGGTGGTACAAGACTAATGGCAGTAGCATTATCTAATTTAGGCGCAACATGGATCACATCATCGGTATCGGTAAACAATGCCATAAAGATGAGTGTTAATGATGTTAACTCATCAGCAAACTCGACTCTTTTAAATCTTAGAGTAAACTCAAATACAAAATTTGTAGTATACAAATCAGGCGATTTGACAGTTGGTAATACAGCTATAAGAAATCCTGCTGCTGTTATTGAAGCGTGGTCAAAGAATCAAGGTGTTCTCTTTCCTCGCTTAAATACTCTTGAAAGAGAAAGCATCCAGAATCCACCAGATGGTCTTGTTATCTATAATGAAGAGACAGACTTCCTTCAAATTCGTCGTGCTGGCGTTTGGGTAAACGTTGGTGATGTTGGTCTACCTGGTGCTCTTCCATCAATCGCAAAAACAATATATGTTGCTACATCAGGTAGCGACACAGCAAATGATGGCACAAGTGAGTATGCTCCTTTCCAAACTATAGAAAAAGCCGTTCAAGTTGCCACATTAAGAAATGAACTAACAATTATTAAAGTTGGTCCTGGTATCTATGAAACAGAAGGTCATATAGACCTTCCTGATAATTGTATTCTACAAGGTGTTCATAGAGCGGTATTTATTCGTCCTAAGCTTGGTTTTGAGGAAAAAAATGTCTTCCGTATGGGATCAGGTTGTTTCATCGAAGGTTTCATTATTGAAAACTTTAGACTTGATAGTTTGACAAATCCAACAGAAGGATTCGCATTCAGTTTCAGACCNGGTGCAGTTATCACGCGCGTACCCTACGCTCACAAGTGTGCTGTTCGTGTTCCACAACCAGAAAGTGTTACGGGCGGTTCTTTAGATGTGGCAAATTCGAATCCTCAATTTGCACGAGGTGCTGGTGTTTGTCTTGCAGACGGTATGGTCTGTTCTCAATATTCAATTTTCCCAAACATCATGACATGGGGTGCTACTCCTGTGTCTTATAACGGCATTGGCTACTGTGCAAAGAATGGTGGTTTGATCAACGCTGTTAACGCTATCTCTATGTGGGCACACAAACACTTCTTAGCCATGAGTGGTGGACAAATCATTCTCAGTTCATGTTCTACACAGTTTGGCGATTATTCACTTGTTGCTGATGGATCAAGAAGAATTGGTATTCCTTATGATACTGTTGTAACTGTTACATCAAACACTACCGCTGCAAATCTAATTTCTACAAACAGAACAACAATCGTAAATGAATTGTGGAGCAATTTGCAATCTCAAGGATATACTACTGGATGGGATGCGGACGATGAAAGATACACACGATTTGATTCCGATGTGTGGCTTCGCTCAGTAGAATATATGATAAGAGGCGGATCTACTGATATGATCGATAGATTCCAATCTGTTCTATTTGATGCTACTGGTAATCTGGTATTTGCTTCTGCTAAAACAGCAGCCTTCAATCACAGTTATAATTTTATGAGAGATGAACTTAATAAACTCTCACTAAATACTAATGCTAGACTGGCTATAAATACAGCAACAACAAGTGTTCAATCAACTATATTGAGCCCTGTGACTAGAGTAGAACCGAGTAGAATTGAAGCTATCGGTCATACTTGGACTGCTACAATGATTGGTGTTTGGGCAATCAAAATTCCTCCTGCTGAGGCTAGATTGCCTATTCGAGATAGCATCTTAGAATCGAATGGTGCTATTGTTATTGCAACAGGACAAGATAGTGATGGTAACGCTTTGTTTGCTGGTGATGTTTTGATTGATGCTAGATTTGGTATGGGCGGAAGAGGTTTTATTGCGCCAACTAAACGTGAAGCCATTCGCGCAGCTATTACATTCGGAGGATTTGGATGACAACAATAAAATGCAGACAAGCATCTACAGGTAAACCTATAAGCATTCAAAACAATAGTGTAGGTACAGA